GCATCTCTGGTTTGTTCAAGAATAACTTTGTGAGCTGCTAATACCTTTTGCTGGGCACTTAAAGTTCCAGTTCCAGAGTAAATGCCCATTTCCATAGCTTTTGCTTTTAAGGTGGCATCGTTAAGCAATACGCCATAAGACCTGATTGGCTCAGATTCGCCGCGAAGGGCAGCCCCTAAAGCGGTAATAGCTTGATCTACTGAAGTGTTATTAAATGATGCTAAATCTGATGCTAGCGTTACGAATTCGGTCGAAAAGGCAGTTAATTCTTGTCCAGCAAGTCCAGCTGATTTTCCAAAGATACCGAAAGTAGCAGCGGCGTTCATCGCCTGAGTTCTAGTCTGTCCTAGTGAAGCGGCTGCTCTTGATGCAAATTCCTCGATATTCTTGGCGCTTTGACCAAAAATAACATTGACTTTCGATACTGTCTCGGCTAAGTCTGATGCCGCTGCAACAGCTTCTTTACCAACTTTGATGGCCATTGCACCAGCTGCCGCGCCTACAGCAGCAAGGGCTATTCCAGCTTTCTTTGCAAAGTCTCCAACTTTATCGCCAAAGCTTTGAGTCGTAGAATTGGCTTTGTCCATTCCTTTGACGAATTGAGTTGTCTCGGCAAGGACTTCAAGTTTAAGTGTGCGCCAATCTTTAGCCACTCTTGCTCCAATTCTCAACGACTTTATTCATAGCCTGTAAATATTTTAGCGTTAGTTGAGGCTGAATCTTGCGAAGGGTTGGAAAGATGAAGTAACCATTTGATCCGCCCCTTGGAGCGCGGCCTGACCAAGTTGGGAATTGCTTAAATTTCTTTGACCCAAATTCGAGACCTTGCCAAAGTATTCTAGTTGAGCCTCCGCCTGAAAGACGCTGATTAGCGAAACCATAAGATAAGCGCCCTGTCTTACTACTGCGAGAGACTGATGCACCATCAACGACTCGCCTGACGGCTTTATTTGCCTTTGTGCGAGAATATCCAGCTGATTTAATTTCGCTTTCTGCAAGGATCGAAATGTCATAAGCCACTTTCCGAGATTCTTCAACGGCTTCATCTCCCATAGTTTGAAAGGTTTTGGCTAACTTACCAAGTTCGCGTTTTGTGAAGGCGCTGAATTCGATATTGTCAGCCATTGCGCTTCTCCAAAATCTCTAAGGCGGTTAAAACATCATCCGCGTTATCCCAGTATTGATGCGGTATTCCTGTAGCTATTGCTAGCTCTATCAGGAGTCTGTTTAGACTCCCGACTGGGTGGCTTTTGGGTTTGACTCACCAGCGCTAACATCTGAAACTGTTTCCATCCAGACTTCAAAAGCTTTGACTGGCTTGCCAGCTGATTCTCTTTTCATAGCGTTATATGCCAAGAATAAGAGATCCCAGACGCCTATTCCATCGACTGCCGATGAGACTGTCTTGGAAGTAGTTTTTTCCCACTTAGCCCACTCAGGCGGTTGCGCAATATAAGTTGCACTTTCGCCTGAGTTATATTCAATTGTTATTGGTAATTTCATAGCTCCCGATGCTCCGATCTCTTAGCTGAAGTTTTCTGTTGGGGTTCCAACGACTGTCATCGTCCAAGTATCAGTTAGCGCTCCTGGTGCTGCGCCTCCTGCTGTTGGGAAGATTGGCAATACGCTGAAAGTAAATACTGCTCCAGTTACGGCTGTAAATGCAACTGTAAGAGTTGTATTAGCTGCTGACTCAGCATCAGCCCACATTGCCTCGAATAGAGAGCTAGCAGCTCCCCAATCCTGTAGCAATTCAATTGTAAAGGTCCATTGCTTATCAACGGACTTATAAGCGCGACCATCAAGAGTTTGATAGGTCTCGATAATTGTTTCGCAACTTAATACTGCGCTAGTTGCTTGGGCGTCGTAGCTAGCGCTATCGAGTGTAAAGGTTACATCGCGCCCAGTTATTACTGTAGTTGGCATTTGGGTCTCCTATGCGGTTTGCTCGTAGCGGACGCTCAAGCGTATATCGGAAACTAACAAAGTTGTTGTTCCCACTTCAGTTACCGAAGGTCTTTCGACTGTAGATAACTCATACTTGGAAGAATCTAGCTCTCCAAGAATACTAATGACTAATTGCTCTAGGTTATCAAGAGCAGCAGCATTGCTAAAATACGCAACGCAAGCCGTTATAGTGTAATTTAATTTAACTCTAGTTGTAGATTTGCCAATAAGTTCTAATTCCATATATGGTGAATCTGGGACTATAACTATTGCTGGAACGATTGGCGCTTCAAAAACAGAATCGTAAATATTAGCGCTGACACTTGCTAACGCAGTTTTAAGAGCGCCTCTAACATCTGTGGCAATTGTTGATGCTGGCATTAGCCCACCATAGTTTCAACATCAAGATAAGGGCCGAGTAAGCCAGTTACTTTGGCAAGTAAATTCTTAGATAGGCGGTAAGGGGTAACTGCAAAATCTACGCCTTCGATTGATCCACCAGCGGCGGTTCTGGATTGAAAGATTTCAACGGATATAGCCAGAATAGCAGCTTCAGCATTGGGGTTTCCGACATAGGTCGATAATCCAGATAGCGCAGCGTTTCCTGCTGGGATGATATTTTTTTCCAATATGTCTGCATTGGTAATTGCGACTGTAAATACATAATCTGAAATCTCGTCATCGGTTACTGTGTGAGTGCCATTGAAAGGAGCTCCGCAGCCAGTAATAATTACGGATTGGCCTTCTGTGAATTCTTGAATTGTTGCAGTTTCAAAATAAGCAATATTATTGGTCAGTTTTACTTTGTTAATTTTGCTTTGGAAAGTAACTAGCATTGGGAGAACTAGATTCTCCGAGGCATCTACTATGTCGCTTAGATAAGCGTCTGAATATAGGGATGACGAAACGCCAAGAATTGTCCTAAGCTCTGTGGCCGTAACTATC